CGGTAATTCTTCTTTTTTTTCATCTTTTACGGATTGATCCATCCAATCATACAGGGACATTTTTTCAACGTGCTTGCACTCAATATGTATTCCAGGAAGACCAACGACATCCGCGTCTCCGGATGCCCCACAATACTGTTGTCCTCTTCTGCAATCATATCCATGTGATCTCAGAAAACTGGCAATTTCACGCTCATACCGCTTTCCTTTCTCCCTGCTCATCTTTCCCAAAACTTGCTCCTTTCTCTCCCCAAGGCTTTTTACCAAGGGGAGAATGTCTTATAAAAGTTATTATGTGATATATAATCCCTGCAGCAAGCAATTACGATATTATGCTCCGAAGAAAGTATCTTCTATGCTCATTTGCCCATCTGTAGGATCCTGACTGCTTTCATGTGTTTCTACAGGTTTTTCCGTTTTTCCCCGGTAGTTCTGCTCTGACACTGCATTTGCATCTGCTTCATTTTCCACGTATTCTGGTGTTCCGTCTTCATGGATCACAGCTGTATCCTTTTCTATCGCTGTTTGGAGATCAATACTCATGATTCCCCATTTCGAGATCAGCTGACGCAGCATTGTTTTTAATGCCATCCCGTCAAAGTCTTTGAACCAGAAAGAAGAATATTTCCACATATCTTTCTCTGGGATTTTTCCCTGTTCCAAAAGTTCCAGGCTCTTTGCCCCTCCATTTTTTGCAAAAGCAAAGGAATATTTTTCTGCATGGGCCAGCATTTTCTTTTTGGACCAATACAATGTTTTCCGGAAGCCGTTCTCGTATTCGAACATGGCATAGTATCCCATTGACGGAGTTTCTTCACGAATCACATCATCCTCAATCAGCTCTACTTCGATTTCCTCATTAAGCGGATCGTAATGGATCAGCTCTCCTTCCTTAATCGCAAGAACATTCAATTTTTTGTAATAACCAGAACGCTCCGCCAGCTGAATATATCCTTTATATCCCAACTGGAACTGTGCTTCCTTGCACCCCTTCTTTTTGTTATCAAAAGGGACCATATAAAATTGACCAAGCTGTGGAGAAGGAGAAAGATTCAATGCTTCCCCCAACAATGCAGCTGACAAGATACTGGGATTTGTACACTCTTGCAGAGACGGTGTGGTCTGTACCGCAGAAACGATACTGGAAATGAATCTTGTCCCATTTTTCCCTCCAACTACGCTATTGATCTGTTTCTTTACTGTATCCTGTGTCAGATATGCTGCCATTCCGGTTTTTACCTGTCGATTTGTCAAACTGTTCTGTACTGCCATCTCTTATTCCACCCTTCCGAATTTAATCTGATGCGCGATCAGATACTCTCTTAAATCCATTAACTGCTCTTTTGTACACCATACACGAAAATCCATTTGAACCAGATCCGGGCGAACCGGTTCCGGACTTGCATCAACTTTTTCCTCGACCGGAGCAGTTTCTTCAACTACTTCTGCAAGTACAGATTGCTCCTGTTCCTCCTGTCTTGCTTTTTCTTCTGCAATTCTTTTCTGTTCTTCTTCATATTGCTGTTTCCGTTTCTGGATCTCTGCAAGTCGCTGTCCTTCCAAAATTGCTTTGTTCAGATCGAGAGTTTTTTTGTATACTTCCATGGCTTCAAAAGAAAACTCCGGAAGATTGCCGATTGTTGCCACGTCTGTACCAATTTTATACATGATACTTTTCATCTGCTCATCGATCTTGCCGAGGGAAACCGATGCATTCAGCCATTTCTGATCAAAAATATTATCTAAAGTAACAAAAGTCTGAAAACCGATTGTGTCAAAAAGTGCTTCGATGTCTTTTTTCTTCTGCTGCTTACGTCTTTCCTCCAATTCGTACAGCTGAGAGTCGATTAACTGAATCGGTTCATCAATCAGCGCTACAACTTCCTTCACCTGCTGTTCAAACAGATTGTAAGGCTCCATGCAGACTTTTTTCAGACGCTTTCTCTCACTCTCAAAAGCGGTTCGTAACTTATTCAGATCTGCACGATCCTTTTTCATGTCCTTAACCTGATCTTCTGTATATGCGATATTCTTATAGTCCTGCACTCTTGCAGCAACCCACGCTTTCACTTCTTCCTGATTCCACTGAATTTCTTTCAAAAACCCGTTTTCACCGGGGCTGATAATTTTTAATTCCATATCGTTTCTCCTATTTTTGTTATATTTCCGGAAGTATGAGCGGAGGTTTCCTTCCGCTCTCTACATACTCCCAAAACCGTTTTTCTTCCCGAAGCAGCATATCCAAATCATTCTCGACATCGGAACGTTCTATAAAATAATGCTTTACAGTTGTCCGTTTATCCTGTTCCCAATCGCTGAGAAGGTGCGCTCTAAGAACTACAAAGTCGTATCCAGTCACTAACAGATAATGCAGCACTTGTATGTAATAGTTGTCTGGTATTCTGTCTTTCCATTTTTCATACTGCATAGAACGCAGTATATTACTGGTCTTGATTTCGAGAATCCCTTTTCTACCGCTTTTATCTACAAGTTCACCATCAAGAGAGGCCTGCAAAAAAGGATAGGTATTGTTTCTTAATATTCTGTTTTCATGATAGGCGACCTCATACTCTGGATAATCCAGGGCAAACAGAGCGCGGATCAGCGGTTCCGCATCATTTCCATACTTGACATAAGGTTTCTCAGAGATATCTTCTGGAATCCTACGTCCGGTCTTTTCTTCGAACAGTTCAATATTCGTTTTATATGGATTCATCCCAACTATGGCAGATGCATCTGATCCACCTATCCCATAAGTTCGTGCTTTCAGCCACTGCCCACGATCTTTGTTATCTATGATTGTATACGGCATATTGCACATCTCGATTCACCATATCTTTCTTAATTGTATTTGCCTGATTCTTCTTTCAAAATTATCGAGATCGAAGCCTCACTGCACGCCATCTCATCCGCGATCTTTTTGTTCGACCAGCCGGCCCGATGCAGCGCCAGTACTTTTCCACGGTCTATTTTCTTTCTGCCCGATTTCTTCTCGGGCTCCGCGGAGAGGGGGGGGGAGTTGCTTTTCCTCCTCAGCTTCTTCCATTGCTGAAACAGGAAGCGGAATATCTGCAGTTACCGTCTCCGACTCCGGTTCTGGATCCCATCCTGGCGGTAGCTCACGCTCCGATTTCTGGATACCCAGAAGCAGACAGATCGTTGAATCAATCATCCAGCTCTGCTCCTGGACATATCCTGTCAGCAATTCCACCGTGTGCTGATCACGGATCAGGTTCTCATATTCATCCTTGGTCACCTGGACCATTCTTTCTTTACTCATCTTCATCCTCCAGACACTTGTATTCATCCTTCCCGCATTCCATCCGATCCAGTGCTTTCTCGAACCGGATGAAGAAAACAAATACCAATATCAGCCAGATCAGTGCCGGTAAGGCCGCTTTGCAGGTAAATAATCCAAATACGGATGCAATCGTTCCTATTAATTCTCCTGTACTCATTTGTTACCTCCCGGAGTAAATAAGTCATCGAGAAACTTCCACATACTTTCTTTCAAAAGCTGTTTTTTCGCTTCATCTTCCTTGTCAAGTTCCTCTTCACTCATAATCGCCAGTTTAAATACATCTTCCATCTCTTTATCTGCCACTTTTCTTCCTCTGACTTTTCCGATTTCTTTATGGATATGTTTTACTGCGTAAGTCAGCTCTGACAAAACAGTGACCTCATCTCCCATAATTTCCGCTTTTACGCTGTTTCCTTTACCTTCTATTTTAATCACTTGCTTTTCTCCTCAATTTTCTGTATGATAATAGTGCTTATTTTACTTAGTGCCGGAACGGGTGGCAGCCCTAACGGCACTTATTTTTTATCCCGATTCCATACTTGTCCTCCTTTCCCGCCCTCAGGCGGTCTTTTCCTTGTATGTCTTTTCAAAACCGATTCCATCCATCGCCTGATCGACCTTCTGTCTAATCAGTTCCATAGCCCTCTGCTCTCCGATCTGTTCCGGAGAATACAGCTGACCATTGATGATAAACCGGGTTTCTCCAATGATCGGTTGCCCTTTCATGGGTACCACCTCCCTGTGGTATGGTATGTATGGTGTTGATTGATTGCTACAATCAGCACCACAAAATCTTGGTTTCGTCTTCACCTTTCATAATGGCGCGAAATTCAGCATCTAATATGAACCGCCTTTCATCTAACGCGTCATCATAACTGTATCCAGACCATATATAATAAAATCTTCCTCATATCCTCTGGATAATGCTCTTCTTGCCAGCTTTCGTAAACCATGCATGTTGATGTAACTACTCAGATCCGGAAAGCGGTTATATACATGTTTTGCGATTGCTTCCTCTCCTATATCCTGATACATAAGCCCCTCCTGTCACGGTTACTGCACTGGAAGATTCATCTGTGCATTCGCATTTTCGATCTTCAGCTGTGTATTTGTACACGGTTTCCAACTTTTGGCGTACTGTAATGCTTCTTCAAATCTTTTCTTCGGAACATTGTTTCTGGCGTTTACCTGAAAATAATTTTTCAGATCCCGATTACACTCCGCAAATACTTTCTTGGAAACTTCTTTATATGCGTTACTCTCTTTTCCACCAAGGATTGAGATCACTGTATGGTTCACTGTCTCTCCGAGAACCTTCTGCTGTCCATAGTCGATTGTCATATTATTTTCCAGATTCTCGATCCTGTTCTCGTGATCGTCGATCATTCCAAGCTGTATTCGCATCATTTCTGCAGGGCTGAGTTGCTTCTGGTAGCCACCGGTTTTTCTTATTGATGGAAGAACTTCACTTGTCACCCAGTGTTTGAACCGCTTAGCTGATTCAAGTTTGCTTCCGAAGATTAAAGCGTATAAGCCGGATTCGTTGATGATGGTCAAATCCTGTTTACCTCCAAGGGTGTCACATTTCGTTACTCCCTTATCATCTTCGTGAACATGATCTGCAAGTGCTTTTCTGGAATTTGAATATCCCAATGCTTCTGCCACATCTTTCCCAACGAACCAAGGCTCGTTATCAATAGTTACTGTTCGGATATCTCCGAACTCTTCTGAATTAAAAATTTGTAATTCTGTCATTGTGCTCCCTTCTAATTTTCTTGTTTTTTATTCATTTTTCTCCTATACTTTAAATACAGGCTCCCGCTAGAGCCGAGTATAAAAAGAAAGGAGAAATTTCTATGCAACATATGGATTGGAGTGCTATAGCAGCATGGATTGCCCTGGCCATATCTATCGTTACCCCAGCGATCACCACATTACTTACTAACCGTCACCAGCTTAAGCTTCATAAACTCAGTGTTAAAGAGAAACGTGAAGACGATTACAATGCAGCTCGCATCTTAGTGATCGAACAATTCATTTCCAACATCAGTAAATACATTTCTCGTCCAAGTGCCGCAAACGAAAGGGAATGTGCAGAATGTTTTTTCCGTATATACGCTTATGTTCCACAATCGTTATGGCCATTCTTAGATGTTTTAAATGAAATGCTCGAATCCGATCAGCTGGACGATGCCCTGAATCTATTTAGAGATATTTCTAAGTCTTTAGCCTGCTTATTAAAAGAAGAACCGCTAATACTTCCATCGAAATAGTCCAGCCTACCAGAAGCTTCCGGTTAGGGAGCTTCATTTTGTATTCAATAGATCCACACACTACTGCTATGGCTGTTACGATTCCGAAGCATATAATATTTAATTTATCTCCCGACATTCTTCACGCTCCTTTCTACTCATCTGTTGCAAACAGATAGTCCAGTGTTTTATCTGGGAATGCCTTTCGTTTGATTTCTATCATTTCACACAGTTTAAATTCTGTTACTCCTCTGAATTTCAATTTCAAAGTTTCGTAGTTTATTCCCGTCAGATCAGATAGACTTTTTATGGATAATTTCGCTCTTCCCATTTCTGCGTTCAAATTCGAAAACATTTTCACTCTCCTCTCTGTGTTACCCTGTGGGGTAATTTATGATTATAATATAAACGTCACAGGGTAATTTGTCAACCTATAAATTGTCTTTTTTTACTTTATGGGGTAATTTTTTACTTTACAAAGTCTTTTTTATATGTATAATTAGAAGTAACAGGGAGGTACACAATATGTCATTTACCGATAAATTAGATGCCTTAATGGATGAGAAAGGAATAAACAAGTCTGTTTTATCTAAGGAATCTGGAATTCCATATACAACCATTGCAGGTTTTTACACAAAAGGAACCGACAATGTAAAACTTTCTACATTAAAAAAGCTTTCTTCTTATCTTGGATGCACTATCGATTATTTGGCAGACGACGAGCAAAGCGAGCCTACCACCCTCGCCGCTCACTTCGATGGAGATGAATATACAGAATCAGAGATGGAAGAAATAAAAAACTTTGCAGAATTTGTTAAAAACAAACGTAAATAAAACACAGGAGGTGTTGCTGTGTGAACAATTATGAACGAATGCAGGACGATGGACAGAAGGACGGAGTAGAATCCCTTGAGTTTCCATTCCAGTCAGACAGGATAAAAGGCCTCTATTCTGACGGAATCATTGCTATTAATTCCAATATAGAAACTTACGTGGAAAAAGGATGTTACTACGCAGAAGAGCTCGGTCATCATCATACCACATATGGAAGCATTCTTGATCAGAACGATGTTTCCAACAGAAAGCAGGAGCTCCGGGCAAGAATCTGGGCATACAACTACCAGATCGGACTGATCGGACTGGTCAGAGCATATGAACACGGATGTCGGAACAGATTTGAAGTTGCGGAGTTTCTGGAAGTAACTGAGGAAGTGCTGGAAGAATGTTTGATCTTCTACCGGAACAAATATGGTGTATGTGCGAATATTGATAACTATGTGGTGTATTTTATACCAAATTTGGTAATTATGAAAAGAATATAGAAAGGAGTTTTCTATGAGTACCTTAGAATTTATCGAATATCTGCTCCAGCGTTTCAAAATTGAACAGCAAAAGCGTGATCGTTCCGGTATCTACGGTTTCACGCAGCGTCTGATGGCATACAACTCCAACAAGATCGAAGGAAGCACATTGACGGAAGAACAGACCGCTTCTCTCTTTGATACCGGTACACTGCCAAGATCGGATGATTACTACCGGGCCAAGGACGTGGAAGAAATGAACGGACATTTTTTGATGTTCAATAAGATGTTGGATACGCTGGATGCTCCGCTCAGTCAGGAGCTTATCAAACAATTTCATTATGAATTGAAAAGTGGAGTCTTCGAGGATCGTGCCAACGGATATGCAATCGGTGACTATAAGAAGCGTGCCAATATTGTCGGTATGCAAAAGACCGTGCTTCCAAGCCAGGTTCCTGCAGAAATGGAAAAATTGCTGACCTGGTATGAGAGTCAGGATGTGTCTCTGGAAACACTGGCAGAATTTCATGCCAGATATGAGAGTATCCATCCATTTCAGGATGGAAACGGAAGAACGGGCCGGATGATCCTGTTCCGGGAATGTCTGTGTCATAAGATCTCACCGTTCATCATCCAGGATGCAAACCGGCCGGAATATCTGGAAGCGTTAAAAGCGTACCATAATACCGGATCCGTGGCAGGACTTACTGCCCTCTTCCGGAAAGAACAGGATTATTATCTGGATCAGTGTCAATACTTTTTCGCAGAATAA